TTAATTCGTAATAATTATGGAAACTATTCGAGACCTTGCTTGAAATGTTCAGCAGCAGAAGGTGAAGATTTATGCAAAATATACGGCAAACAATGCGGTTCATGCTCTATTTATAAAAAGTGGGAAAAAAGAAAAAAATCAGCTTATGATATAAAACTTCCAGTAGCTTTAGAAAATCATACTCAAGAAGTTCACAATATGGTGCATGATAATATTAATATTGAAAAAAGCGCAGAAAATATTCACAACAAAATGTCTAAAATACTCAAGCTTTCTGAATGGAAGTTTTATGAATTGGTTTATGTTCAGCATAAAACAGAAGAAGAGGCTGCAAAAATAATGGGTTATAGAACTACGGAAAAAAATAGATCTGCTGGATACAAGCAAATTAAAAATCTAAAAAAATCAATTATACAAAAAGTTAAGAAATATATTTATAGTGGCGAAATAGATATGCGTTAATATGTCAGACGATATACTAATACTAACAGAAGAGCAACAATTAAAACTCTTAAAAGAATGGAACGATAGACCAAATAATCCTCCATCTTTAGCAGAATTAGTTAAATTAGCTTTTGATAGAGACGATTTAGATGGACGAAGCAAAGAAGGAAAAGCTGTTAAACAATTTCTAGCTTCAAGACAAATTAAACCAAAGAAAAGCCACGAATACGAAGCAAAAGGTTTAATAGAATTAACAATAGACCAAAAAGAATATATTAGTAACAATTGTCACACGATGACTGGATTGGAGATGGCAAAAATTTTATTTAAAAATGAATCATTAACTAATTTGTGCCAAGAAACAAGAAGTGTTCTTGAACAGATGAAAAATATACCAAGTAATATTAAATTTAATAATATTGAAAATGAAAACGCTTCTACAGAAGGATATAAGCCTCCTCGTAGTGAAGAAAGAACTATAGCTAAAATTAATAAATATGTTTTAGATGGAATTGATAAGAACAAGCTTACGCATAAACATAAAAAAGAAATAAATTCATTAATTGGTTATATGAATACTCATAGATTTACTCATCAAATGAATATTTATGATAATGAACCAGATAGAGAATTATTCGAAAGTAGTTTCGTAAGATATACTTACGATAAAGGAGATCTTTCTCAAGAAGAAGTAGATCAATATATTGTTCTCTGCACAGAGGTCGTCATATCCTCTAATATTCAACAAACAATTAATGTTTTACAACATCAAATAGAATTGTCTATGCAAGAAGATGGTAAAATCCCAATGGCTCTTGTAGAAGCAAGTAGCACGGCTCGCAAAGAATATAATGATTGCGTCAATCGTCAGCAAAAATTAAATAATGATCTTAAAGTAAAAAGAAGTGATAAATTAAGTAAACAAGTTAAAGAAACTGCATCTATTATAAATCTTGTGCAAATGTGGAAAGAAGAAGAGAGTAGAGCGAAACTATTAAAAATGGTAGAAATGAGAAAAAAGACTATCGAAAAAGAAATAGATAGACTTTCAACAATGGATGAAATAAAATGTAAAATTTTGGGGATCTCAAAGGATGAGATTTTAAATGGATGAGCGTAATATGTAAAGTTGATGGTAAAGAGTTCAAAGACGAAAAAAGTCTTCATTTCGCGCTTAGAGGTTATGGTTTAAATAAAGAAAAATATTATCATACATATTATCCCAAGAAAGATCTTCTTACTGGCGAAACAATTAATTTTAAAACAAAAGATCAATACTTAAATAGTGATTTTAACGATAAGAATAATATGAAAAAATGGTTAAAAGAACAACCATTAGATAAAGCTCAAGAATATTGCAGGAATCTTTTAATTAAAAGAAAAAAAGACAAGAACTTGATATATTCTCCAACGCAAATAGAGTTGAGAACTATAATGAGTCCTTCTATTATTTTTTATAATAAAATTTTTAATGATTATTATGATACATGCTCTAGCATAGGATTAGAAAATAAATTTATTCACCCAAATAATATTACTTCACAATTTAAAAATAAACTTACAAACAGAGATACTATATACGTAGACACAAGAGAACAGAGTTGGTTAAAGTTTGATACTCCTTTTGAAATTAAGACTCTATCATTTGGAGATTATTCTTGTAGCAATGAAAATTGTAATTGCTATATAGAAAGAAAAAGCTTAAGTGACTTCATTAGCACTTTAAGTATTAAGAATTTTGATAGGTTTAAAAATGAAATCGAAAAAGCTCAAAAGAATAATTCATATTTAATAGTTATTGTTGAGGAGAAACTCGCTAGCGCTTTAAGTTTTCAATATCTACCTCATATTAGTAAAAAAATAAAAGCTACGCCAGAGTATATATTTCATAACGCTAGGTCTTTAATTCAAGAGTACAGTAATCTACAATTTTTATTTGTTGATGGTAGAAATGAAATGAAAAGAGCAATTGAATCTATATTTGCAAGTAAATGTTTTTACAGCAAAGTAGATTTACAATTAGCTTATGATATGAAACTTTTATGATATATTGTCCAGATAAATATATAAGAGAAGTTAAAGATGTTAATGCTGAGTTAGCAGAATTAAAAGGCTATCTTAACGATAAAGAAGCAAAAATATCTCTAGCTAAATTTCTTAGAGCTAATATTGGATTTACAACTGAATTAATTAGTGGAGTTAAATTGGCTGCATATCAAGAAATTCATCTCAAAGCATTAATGAATAGAAATTTCAATATGTGCGTATTTGGTCGTGGTTGCGGAAAATCTTTTATGGCATCTGTATTTTGTTTTCTTCAATGTGTATTTGAACCTAATACTAAAATACTTATAGCTGGACCAACTTTTAGAACTGCAAGATTTATATTTAATAATTTAGAAAAAATCGTAGATAGTCCAGGAGCAGAATTATTAGCTCAATGCTTTGGAGCTAAAGCTAAAAGAAACGATCAATTTGAATGGCAAATTAATGGAGGAAGCATTGTAGCAATTCCATTGAATGGTGAAAAAATTCGAGGATTTCGCGCTAATGTGCTAGTACTTGATGAGTTTTTACTTCTTCCAGAAGAGATTATTAAAAATGTATTAATGCCATTCTTGGTTGCTCCACAAAATATGAAAGAACGAATGGAGATAAGAGAATACGAAGATAAGCTTATTGCAGATGGAATTATGAAACCAGAAGAAAGAATGATATTTGAGAATACAAGTAAAATGATAGCTCTATCTTCAGCTAGTTATACTTTTGAAAATCTTTATAAAACTTATAATGAATGGTCTGAGAAAATTTTAGAAAAAGATAAAAGCGAAGCAAAATACTTCGTAAGTCAATTAAGTTACGAAGCTTTACCAGAAGAAATGATCGATAAAACAATCATTGAAGAAGCTCAAGCTGGAGGATCAAGTCATAGTAGTTTTTTGAGAGAATATTGCGCTAGATTCACAGATGGTAGTGATAGTTATTTTAATGCAAAAAAGATGGAAGATTGTACTATTAAAAATGGAGAAAGCCCACATACTTTAATGAAAGGCCAACCAAATAAAAAATATATTCTTGGAATTGATCCTAATATGAGTGATAGCCCAAATGCAGATTATTTTGCTATGGCAGTTTTAGAAATAGATGAAACCACTAGACAAGGAACCTTAGTTCATACCTATGCTGGATTAGGAAATTTAAAGAATCATGTCAATTATTTTTATTATTTATTGACTAATTTTGATATTCATTTAATTGTTATGGATAATGCAGGAGCAGACGTATTCTTAGCTTCGGCAAACCAATCAGAACTATTTAAAAATAATAAACTTGAAATAAATTCTTTTGATTTTGATTCAGACCTAGAAGGTGAAGATTATAATCAAATGTTAAGAAAAGCTAAAAATCAATATAATTTAGAAAATAAAAGAATATGCTTTAACCAAGTATTTACCAGCAACTTTATAAGAAGAGCTAATGAATATCTTCAAGCATGCATAGATTATAAAAAAGTTTGGTTTGCAAGCAAAACTTCAGCTTCAGATGATTTCTTTAATTCTCAATTTTCATTAAGACTACCAATGGAACTACTAAAAACAGAAGATAAAAAAGATTGGGAAATGCTTGACTTTATAGAAAATCAAGACGATTTTATTTATCAAACTAAGAAACAATGCGTATTAATTGAGCATTCTGCTACTAGTAGGGGTACTCAATCCTTTGATTTACCTCAACATTTAAAAAGAAGTGCCTCTGCTAATAAAGCTAGAAAAGATAATTATTCTGCATTTATGTTAGCCAATTGGGGTTTGAAGTCATATAATGACTTAATGATGCAGCAAAAAGAACAGATATCCAACTCTTTTTCTCCTATAATGATTAAATAAGTGTAAATATTTTAAATATAAATTAAAAATGAGTAAAAAATCTAAAAAAATGGAAGTTTCAAATGCCTCAGAAATAATGCCCTTAATGGTAGAAGGGTCTTCACAAAAGAATGGGACTTTTTCAGAAGCAAGAGCTTCGACTGCTATTAGAAGAAATATAGCAGCAGATATAGAAAGAACTAATAGGTTTATTAATATTGACCAAGGACTTATTCCATTTAGATTTAGTCCAAATATTCAAAACCTATCTACTTTAGACGTTAGAGATGCAATTGTTTTATGTCAAAAGGCATATTATAATGTTGGTATTTTTAGAAATACAATTGACTTAATGACTGAATTTTCAGCTAGCCCAATTTATTTAACTGGTGGCAGTCAAAAATCAAGAGAATTTTTTACAGCGTATTTTAAGAAGATTAATTTAGCAAGTTTCCAAGATCAATTTTTTAGAGAATACTATAGAAGCGGAAACGTATTCACTTATAGATTTGATACAGAATTATCGCTAGAAGATACTTTAAAGATAGTACAGGTCTTCGGTTCAAGAATCAAAGCAGCAAAAAATATTAAAATTCCAGCTAGATATACTATATTAAATCCTGCAGATATTTATGTTGGCGGATCAGTAAATTATAATTTTAATATTTACTACAAACTCTTAAGCGATTATGAATTACAAAGATTAAGAGATCCTAAAACAGACGAAGACATAGAAGTATTTGACTCTTTACCAGAAGCAACTAAAAAACAAATTAAAAATAAAAATAATAGATATATTTTAGTTCCTCTTGACGCTACAAAATTAGCAGCAGTATTTTATAAGAAACAAGATTATGAGCCACTTTCTATTCCGATGGGCTTTCCAGTTCTTGATGATATTAATTGGAAATTAGAAATGAAAAAAATGGATATGGCAGTCACAAGAACAACTCAACAAGCAATTTTACTTGTAACAATGGGAGCAGAGCCAGAAAAAGGTGGAGTAAATCAAAAGAATCTTGAAGCAATGCAAAGTTTATTCGCAAATCAAAGCGTTGGCCGTGTTCTGATTGCAGATTATACAACAAAAGCACAATTTGTTATACCTGATATTGGAAATCTAATTGGTCCAGAAAAATATGAAGTCGTAGATAGAGATATTCAAATTGGTTTAAATAATATTCTTATTGGTAGCGAAAAATTCGCAAATCAAAGTATTAAAGTTCAAGTTTTCATTGAAAGATTAAAACAAGGTAGAGAAGTTTTTATTAATGAATTTTTAGTACCAGAAATTAGAAGAATCAGTAAAGATTTAGGATTTAAAAACTTTCCTCAACCATCATTTGAAGATATTAGCTTGAAAGATGATGTTCAATATTCCAGAATATACAATCGTCTTATTGAACTTGGAATTCTTACTCCAGAAGAAGGAGTCCAAGCTATTCAAACTGGAAGACTTCCAACTTCAGAAGAATCAATTGAATCTCAACAAAAACTCAAATCTTTCAAAGATAAAGGTCTATATCAACCAATTATTGGTGGCGGTGGTGCTCAAAGTGGTAGACCATCTGGATCAACTGGAATTCCTCAATCAACTAAAAATATTAAACCAGTTGGTTCAAACGCTAACTTCTCAGTATCTAAAATTAAAGAAAATATATTAGCTGCACAAAATCTAGAAGAAGAGATTAAATCTGCTTTTAGAAAAAAATTAAATGTCAAGAAATTAAGCAACCAACAAAAAGAAGATGCAGAAAAAATTTCTGAGATTATTATAGCTAATGAAAATCCAACCAATTGGAGCAGCAAACTTCAAGATTATATTGAAAAACCTATCGATCAAAATTTAGAGCAAGTAAATAATATTCAAGAAATAGCAGCAGAGCATCAAGTTAGTAGCTATATAGCAAGTCTTTTATATCATAGTAAGTCTTGAGCATAGCAAGGTAAAAAACTTAAATTTGCGTTCAACTTAGCAATTATTAGCAATTTTGGTGTAAATTACTAGATGCGCACATTTAATGGTTTACAGATTTTTACAGAACAGTTAACTAATTCTGGACAATTAGATTTAAGATATTCCAGAATTACTGGAAATGTTTCAGAAGTAAATCTTAACGCAGGAGTTAGAATTGGTTCTAGCACCCCTCCATTAGCAGTAACTAGTCCAGGATATAGCGGACAAATCGCTTGGGATAATCAATATTTTTATATATGTTCTAGTGGAAATGGAATACAAGGTAATTGGTATGCTATACCAATTTTAACTAATTGGAGCAAAGCATAATTATGGCAGATTTAGATACATTATATCTTATACAAAAAAATTCCAATGGAACAAAAGTAGAAGTTCCAGCTTCAACAGCTAATTTTTTAGTTGGAGTTTCTGGAAGTGTAAATCTTGGATCTAATTCAACTATTGGCTCAGCTTTTGGTTGGAGCGCACCAGGTGGATCAATTTTAGGTGGTTTTGGACACGTTGTACAGGGAGGTTATTCTAGTATTGTTCAAGGTTATTTTAATAAAGTTTCTGCATATGCAGGTACTATAGCTGGTGGAAGTTTTAATATTGTAAGTGGAAACACAAACAACTCTAGTATTGGCGGTGGAGAGATAAATGCAATACTTGAATCAAGTTGTACAGCGGTAATAGCTGGTGGATATGCTAATCAAATACGTAAATCAAGTAGTTCAACTGTGGCAGGTGGAATGAATAATATGATAAGCGGTGAAAATGGCGGATTAAATCAAGATTTTAATTTTATTGGTGGTGGATATGGTAATATTTTAAAAAATAAAAATGGATGGTCATTAATTGTTGGTGGATTATCTAACAATATATGTGGATCAACTAATAACGAAGCTTTTTATAATACTATCGTAGGTGGATGGGCAAATTCAATTGTTGACACAATTAATACGCAGAGTGCTGGAGCAATTGGTAGATCTACTATTTTAGGTGGACAGAGTAATACAATTACTGGACGTGGTTCTTTTTCTCAAATACTAGGTGGATATCAGAATAAAATTTCTACAGATTATTCTGTTGTTTTGGGTGGAATTTGTAATAAAATGGATAATTGTCTTGGTGCATTTGGTTCTAATAGTCAATTTAATTTAATTTATGGAATGAATAATGCAACGGTTGGTGGTTCAAACGTTATATTAGGTGGATTTGAGAACACTGGATCAAATGGTGCATTTATTGTTGGCGGAAGTCATAATATTGCTAGTCCATTAGGATATATATATCAAAATGCGTCTATAATCAATGGAAGTTACAATACAACTTCTGGAGCAGATAGTTTTATAGCTGGAGGATCTTATAACTCAATTACTTCTAATGGTAATAATGCAACCATATTGGGTTCATACGCTTCAATTAATCACGAAGGAGCAATGATTCTAGCCGATTCTCAAAATCGTAATAAATTATCATCTGGATCAAATACTTTAACAATAGATTTCTCTGGTGGAGTTTATTTTTCTAATCGACCAAAAGTAAATGGAACACAAGTTCTTCTTAGTGGAGAAGCTGTTCAGATCGATCTTAGTACGACAGTAAGAATAACTGGAAATCAAAATGTATCTGGAGCCAAAAATTTCGTCTCTCGTCCAACAGTAAATAACACAGGAGTCTTATTGCTTGGCGAAGCTAGTCCTCCAATAGCAATACTTAGTAATGGATCGTCACAAGGTAACGCGTCATCATTAAATTTTTCAGGAGCTGGAATTTCTGTTAGTACGGTTGGCGCTCAAGCCACAATTATAGCAGTTAGTAGTAGCACTCAAACCACAGGTGTTCCAACTTCTTCAAATTCTACTGGCGTAAGTGGCGCATTTTCTTTTGATAAAAATTATCTTTACTATTGTACAGAAAACAATAAATGGATTAGAACAGCATTATCAACTTGGTAAGTATTAGTGATTTAGTGTAAATCACTACATGCGTACATTTAATGGTTTACAGATATTCACAGAACAACTAACCAATACTGGTCAGTTAGATATGAGATATGTTGGAATATCTGGTAATAATAGTGTACCAAATCTTAATTTAGGACTTATTATTGGTAGAAATGGAATTCCTACTGGAGAATTTTCTCCAGGAGTAAGTGGGCAAATTCTATTAGATAATAATAATTTTTATATATGCACTAGTGGTAATGGGGTTGGAAATGGAAAATGGAAATTCGTTAGTTTAACAAATTGGATATAAATTTATGGCACAAAATAATCAAAATATTTACTTTTTAGCTTTAAATGATCCAAATGACGCAAAGGGCGGAACTCAAATTGTCCCTGCAGCAAATTTTAATTTCATTATTGGTCAATCTGGATCATTGAATCTTGCCAGTAATTCTTTTGTAACTGGCGTAAGTTCTGTAGTAGTTGGAGGATATGGAAATTTAGCCAGTGGAAATGGAATAACCATAGCTGGAGGATGCTTTAATGATGCATGCGCTAATAATTCTTCAATTGGAGGAGGAAGCGATAATAAAATATGTAGATCATCTAATAATAGTGCAATTGGTGGAGGAAATAGGAATTGCACTTTAAATAGTTATAATTTTATTGGAGCGGGTACATGCAATTTTACAAATGGTCTTTGGGCTGCAATAGTAGCAGGAAGTTGCAATATTTCTTCGGGTTCTAATGCTTTTGTAGGAGGCGGATTTGCTAATTGTAATCTTGGATGCAATTCAATAATTGGCGCTGGTCTTGGTAATAAAATTACTTCACCTGGAGAGGGTCATGCAATTCTTGGAGGATGTTTAAATTGCATTAGCCCTTTAGATAATTTCAGCTACTCAGCATCCTCTACTATAGCAGGAGGATATTTTAATGCAATAAGATTTACGTCCTATTCTTTTATTGGTGGTGGAGAAAGAAACTGCATATCGCAGACTTCTCAACCAATTTCAAATTATGAAAATAAATATAATTCAATTTTAGGAGGATATGCAAATTATATTTGTCGTTCAAGTTATAATTCAATTATAGGAAGCAATAATTGTATATCATGTTGTAATAATAATTCTTTTATTATAGGTTATAATTCAAGAATAAATCATTCTGGCGCAGGAATTATATCAGACGGAACAAGTACAATAAAAAATTCACAAGGACCAAATACTTTAACTTTAGATTTTATAAGTGGCACTTATATTAAAAATAAAATAATTTTTCAAAATGATAATGATGTACCATTAAATCATACATCATTTGGAATTAGCGGTCAAATTTCATATGATAAAAATTATCTTTATAGACATAATGGCGATTATTGGACAAAAGTCCAAATGGCAACTGGAGATAATCAAACCATAATTGGTACTAAAAATTTTACAACAACTCCACAAGTTAACGGAATTGAAGTCGCTATTTCAAACAATGTAGTTGATTTATCGCTTAACCAAAACATAGGTGGAATTAAAACTTTTATTTCTGCTCCAATTGTTAGTGGTAATCCATTAATTACTGGAAACCTATCCCTTTATGCAACAACTGGAAATCTATCTCTTTATGCAACAGTAATAAATCTTGCAAGTACTGGATCAACTTTAGTTAATAGCATTAATTCCTTAAGTGGAACACTTACAGGTAATTATGTTACAAAATTTAATGGACAATTCACTAATCGCCCAACCGTAAATGGTACTGGTGTTCTATTAATCGGAGAACCCACACAAAATACTGTATTTACTACTGGCGATCAAACTATTTCTGGAGTTAAGACTTTTGTAAACACGCCACAAACGGTTGGAGGGGGTCTTTTTGCGACGGAACAAACTGCAGTTGTTATATTTGGGGATCAATACGTAAATGGATTAAAGGATTTTTATATTAGACCAAAAGTAAATGGCACTGGCGTTCTTCTCAGTGGAGAAGCCATCGCAATACCAATATCTATGAACGGATCGCAACAAGGCAAGGTATCATCATTGAATTTTGCAGGAGCTCCAATCTCTGTTAGCATAGCTGGTACTACAGCGACAATTAATGTTGCTAGCCCTTCAGTACAAAATGGTGTTTACACAACTGGAAACCAAACTATTTCTGGAATTAAAACTTTTGCGACTGAAATCTTTGCCCCCAATTTAGTATACAATACTGGCAACCAAACTATTTCTGGAGTCAAAAATTTCTTTTCTAGAGTACAAGTTAATGGAACTGGAGTCTTGCTCAGTGGAGAAGGAATTCCTTCTCCAATAGCAATATTTAATAATGGATCGTCACAAGGTAACGCATCATCATTGAATTTTGCAGGAGCTGGAATTTCTGTTAATACAGCTGGCGCTCAAGCAACAATTACTGTTACTAGTAGCACTCAAACCACAACAATTCCAACTTCTTCAAATTCTGCTGGAGTAAGTGGCTCTTTTGCTATTTCTGATGATTATTTTTATTTTTGCAAAAGACCTAATAAATGGGTAAGAACTGCTCTTTCTGAATGGTAAATATAGTGTAATCCTATACAAGGATTAAGGTAAATGGCT